GATCCATTTAACCAATTAGCTATGTGGTTATTTCCAAGTACATCAAACGCAGCTAATACAACAGGTATTTGCGATAAAATAATTATTTATAATTATGCTACTAAGAAATGGTCTTTAGCAAATGCTAATGCTAGTACAATATTCTCACAGTTTGTTGGAGCTTATACTGTAGAATTAATGGATATTTTATCTCAAAACTTAGAAAATATTAATGCTGCATTAGATACAGATTTCTGGTCAGGTGGACAAGTTCTACTTGGTGGAATTGATAGTGATTACAAAGCTGCAATTTTTTCAGGAACAGATAATGAATGCGAAGTAGAAACAGCAGAAATAGAACCTTTTCCTGGAATGAGAGCTAATATAACAGGTGTTAGACCTATTGTAGATGCAACAGCAACATTAACAGTAAAAGCTAGAGAACGATTAGCAGATACAGAATCTGAAACAAGTTCAGTTTCTATGAGAGATAGTGGAATTAATCCAGTTAGAAAATCTGGAAGATATATAAGAGCAAATGTAAAAGTACCATCAGGTACTACATTTACTCACGCACAAGGAATAGACCTTGTAGCATCAAGAGCAGGAGTAAGATAATGTCAGATGAAGTTAATATAGATAATGTAAGATATTCAATGGAAGCACAAGAGTATTTCCAAAGACAATTGGAAGCTAGTGTTAATGAATTAATAAATAAAAATAATACTGAAAGCGATAAAGCTTACAGTTGGTTTATGAATTAGGGAGAATCATGGCAGGAAGTTATATAGGAAAATACGATACAACAGCAGGAAATAATTCAACTACTTCAACAGGTTCAGTATCTGTTGCAGAGGGAATGTTACCTTCTAATATTAATAATGCCTTTAGAGATTTAATGGCAGATATTAGACAGTTTTATAATTCTGTTGAATGGATTGAATATGGGGATGGAGCAGGAACATACACACCAGCTTACGCATCTTCTACAAGTTTTACAATTGCAGGAGCTAATGTAACTTCTGTTTACCATGTTGGACGTAGAGTTAAAGTAGTAGCATCTACACCAGGTACAATTTATGGATCAATTACAGCTGTTGCTTTTTCAACTAATACAACAGTTACAGTTGCTTGGGATTCAGGATCTCTTTCAGATGAAGCTATAACTTCAGTACACATTGGAGCTATTAGTGCAACAAATACTTCATTACCTGAAACTACAGCTATAACTGGAGATTATACATTAGATGTATCAGGAGATATTATTCTTGATGCTGATGGAGATAATGTAACTCTTAAAGCAGCAGGAACTACTGCATTAGATTTTGTTTTAAATGGAGCAACAAGTACAACATTAGATGCACCTGGCGATATTCATTTAGACGCAGATGGTGGAGATATAAAATTTTATGATGGAGGCACTCAATTTGGAGAAATTACTAATTCATCAACAGATTTAGTTATTAAATCTACAACATCAGATAAAGATGTTTTAATTAAAGGTAATGATGGTGGAAGTGCAATTACTGCATTAACATTAGATATGAGTGAAGCTGGAAAAGCTACATTTAATAATGATGTAATCGTTTCTGGTTTAACTGCTAGTAGAGCTTTGACTACAAATGGTTCAAAACAACTTACATCATCAGCAGTAACTGCTACAGAATTAGGATATTTAGATGGCGTTAGTTCAGCTATTCAAACTCAACTAGACGCTAAAGCAGCAACAACTTATGTAGATAATGCAGTTGCAGGACTTAGAACTAGAATAGTTGTAGAAGCAGCAACAACTGCCAATGTAACTCTTTCATCAGATCTTCAAAATGGAGATACAATTGATGGAGTAACTCTTGCTACAGGAGATCAAGTCTTAGTTAAAAATCAATCTACTGATAGTCAAAATGGTATTTACACAGTTGTTTCAAGTGGAACAGCTAGTAGATCTACTGAGTATGATGCAATAGCAGAAATATCAGGACAAATTGTCGTTGTTAATCAAGGATCAACTAATGACAATACTATGTGGATGTGTACTACAAATACATCAGCTACATTAGGATCTGATTCAGTTTCATTTACAAAAATTACACCACAAAATAT